AGCTTCTCCTTTATGGATCAATGCTATCTGATCATTTGGCACATATGGAGTACCCACTGCATAGGCAGGAATGTTAGAACTACTTTCATAATCATCATACGAAGACATTTGACTTTGCGCTGAACTCCATGCAGCTAATTTATCCTTAATCCATTCGACTTTATCAGATATCCAAGAGGATAGACTTCCCCAAATGGATTTTAATCCATCCCAAATAGCTGTAAATATACCTGCACCAACATTATAAAAAGTCTGGTATAAACTAGTAAACCAACTAATCAAACTATTTATGGATTCGTTAAACCAAGAAATAATCAAACTCCATACTAATTTGAAAGCATTATATAGAGCATTCATTATAGAATTACCTAGCGAAGTGAAACTTGAAATACTATTTTTCAGTACTGTTTGAATCAGTGTTAATTGTAGAGTAAATATACTTTTAATAAGATTAAACATATTTTGAGTAAGATTTTGTAGCTCAGTTCCAAACGCTGACCAATCACCTCTTAATAATGCTGTAACCATTTTCAAAGCACTAACGATAATATTAAAAGCTGTTTGTATAACTAATGCAATACCATCAAATATTGCTTTGTTTCGGATATATAATTCTTGTAAAACACTAATTAAACCGCCAATCAAACCAGCAACAGACATAAGTAACTCACCAAGAACATTTAACACCATGCTCATAGTTGATTGTATCTGTGGTAAATTGGCTGAAAACCAACTTGCAAACTGATTTAAGTAAGGTAATACTTTTTGCCCTATTGGTACTAAAATGCCTGTTTCTAGGTTTCTTTTTATTCCAGTTAATGCTTCACCAAAGGAATTATATTTAACATTGTTGATTTGTTTTAAGGTATCTGCTGTCATATTGGCATTATCACTAATATCCAATAATGCCGAAATACCCTTTATACCTAAATCCTCAAATTGAGTTCCAAATAAAGCTACCCCTGCTGTATTTTGAGCCAGAGGATCATCCATTTCAGTTAATCTTTTCAAGACATCCTGAAATGCTTGTTCCGCCCCTTCTCCCCCTGCTGCAAATTCAGAAAACATATCTTTAGCATTAAGCCCTAATAATTGGAATCCTTGAGCACTTGTAGTACTCATATCTTTTGATCTGATAGAAAATTCCTTAACCGCGTCACCGATTTTGTCAATTTGGAAGGCTCCTGATTGAGCACCCTGAATTAAGGTATCGGTAAATTCTTCAGCACTAATACCTAATTGAGCAAAATGGGTTCCATATTCATTTAACGTATCAAGCATATCATTATTCTTATCTGCTCCCTGTTGAGCACCTTGAGCTACTAGAGTATATGCTTGTTCTGCTGTAATTCCGAAATTAGCCATTAAACCATTAACAGTATTAATACTTTCTGTAACATCATATCCAAAGGTATCTCTCATCATTAAGGCTGTTTGGGTTGTATTCTCTAATTCTTCACCAGTTTGTTTTAATGTCTGTTTAACTGTTGCCATACTTTCGGCAATATCATCAAAGGATTCTCCAAAGTTATTGTTATAGATATTTAACAACGAATCCTTAAGCTGATCAGTTTCTTCTGCTGTTGCTCCTGTTTGAGTCGATAAAGAATTCAATGCTTTTTGAAGCTCATCAGCACTCTTTACCCCTTGCACTCCCATTCCTAGAAGTGCAACACCAACGGCAGCTACACCACCAACAACCGCACCCTTTAGAAAGGTAGAAAAACCACCCATTTTACCTTGTAAATTGCCAACAATGCCTTCTGCACCTAGCATACCTGAAGTAAAACCCTTGTCATTCAGCTCCAAATTATATGCATATGTTGCTAAATCTATTGTTGTAGACATATTTTTTTCACCTCCTTTGCATAGAAAAAGGATAATAAGTCTTAAACTCATTACCCTTTTTTATATCCGGTTAAAGTACGTATTCTTCCAAGATCGGCATTTGTGTTAAATCGTCTCTTTGATTTTGCTAGTAATTCTCTACCTTCGGGAGTTGATTTAAGTTCAATCAATCTAAAATGCTTCAGTAAGGAAAGAAAAATAACATAAGGCCATTTTAAAATTTCAAAATAATCTCTTTTTGATTTATCCATGAGATACGTAATATTTTCCATTATTTCTATATCTTCCGAGTCTTTAGAATCCCCCGTTATTAGGCGAGGGAATTGGAGTTTGGGTCTTGTGCTATCTCTCCAATAAACTTCATCATTTCTCCGATAACTGCCTTTATATAGCGAATATCATTGAATCTTTCTTTAACAAATTCAAGTGTTATATTTTTTGATTTATCAAGATTAAGAATATCAACCACTATTTCTTGACCTTTTTTAATTGCTTCAGCTTCACTTTTCATTTGAGAAATCCGTTCATGATATGCATATAGTTGCATTACAAACCCCAAATCAACCTCCCCTGGGATGGTGTATTCCTCACCTTTAGTATCTCTAAATATTAAAGATTCACGAACCAATAAACCTAAATCTACTATTCTACTCATTATCTATCCTCCTACGCTTGTACAAATGTTTCAACGATCTCAACTAAGTTGCCGTTATTGTCTGCTAGAGCAGAAAATTCACAATCACTTGTTAAGGCTTTTTCTTTATCAAAACTAAATTTAAAGCCATTGGTGTTTTGAGATTTCGAAATATTAACTGTTAGAGTACAGCCATCATCTTTTGTATGTATAAATCTTAAATAATTTGTCTTAAGCATACCTTTGCCGCCAATCTTTACGGTTTTTGTTCCGGTTGTACTATCTGTAGTAACTGTAGCTGGAGCTAGGATAGCAAGATTGTCTACTAACCATGTAATAATACCAACCGAGAATGTCACTTCTTCTTTGGTTATGAACCTTGCAACTATACCTCTATTTCCGCTTTCAATTTCTTTTATTGTTGGTTTATAGACCAATTCTGCCCCACTCTCAATTGCACCTACGTTTACTAATGCTGCCTGAATTGCATCCTCTGTAGCTGTTTCAGGATTCGCAACAGTTCCTAAATACAGTTCACCACTACCTAACAATATAGGGTCTGCTTCTTGATAATCTAATGCCATATAATAAACACCTCTTTCTTAAAATTAAATTTTGCATAAAAAATAGACAACCATTTCATGATTGCCTGTATCAGGATTCTTCCAAAAACCACCGCCGTTAAGGAGTTTTATACTTCTAATAGTGGTTTCATCGTCTTTAATTATCGTTTTATCTCTTGGATCATCGAGCAGTTTCATTAACCTACTCTGTATTGCAAGTAACTTGCTTAGATCCTTGCTAATCAATCGAAATTCAATTTGATAATCCTTTATATAACCCCCTGAAATGGGTTTAAAGAAATAAACTAGATATGTCTCATTCTCTATTTCTTTTGGTTTTTCTACCAAATAAATTGATTCCTGATTGTTAAGTAAGGCTTTTAACTGCAAATCCTCAAGTAAATAGTTTCGTATTACTTTCATGGCGTTAAAACCTCTTCAATTTTATTCATAATAGTTTGTTTATTTTGATCAACTGCTGGTTCAAGATATGGATTTTGTCTTTCTGCCCAGTAAGCATATTCAACATTAGAACCAACACTTCCAACAGTCTTTTTATCATCACTTTCAACCTTATGTGTTATTGATCTTTTTAGAGTACCAGTATCAACAGGACAATTTAACTTAGCATCTGCTTCAACAATTAAACAAACCTCTTCTACCGCTTTTTCGCGCCTTGTCATCACATCAGTGATTACCGCTTTAAAAGGGTTACTCATCATCAAGCATCACATCCAAATAATCATCCCATGCAATGATTTTGATGATCTTAAATTTCTTACCTATTGCATCAGTAACAGTCATTTCCATCTTAATATCATCATCAATATCGCAGAATGCTCTTTTGGTTACTTGCTCCTGGTAACCATATTCCCGATAAAGCAGTTCGCCCGAATAAGGTTGAATATCGCAATCTATTGTTTTTAATACTGATTCTGTTCCCTCATGATAGATACCCCAATCATCGATATAGCCCTCAGTGTTTGTTAAAAGATTTAATATTTTATCATAGAACATTACCCCATCACCTTAATCCTTGGTGGAGGTAAACAATCCTTAATTGATTGAGGAATACCATCAACTAGTGTCTTTGATCTACTCCCTTGGGTTGATTGAATAACCCCTACCAGACTATCATTCTTATAATAGAAAATAGCCAATTTAACAATCGTACTATTAAGAGTTTCGGGGATTTCATCTATATTGGAATAGTTTTTAATTGCCAATTGAGCGTTATCCAAGTGAAAATTTAAGGTAGTGTCTTTACTTGTGTCGCTTATACCCAATAATTCTTTCATCAATTCAAGCATTCAACCACCACCTAACTCTTAACAAAGCCTTGATAGTAAACATCGAAATCATCGGATACAGTGAATTGTTTAATAAATTCAATTTTGTAAATTTCAATGTTATTAAATCTAGTTGGATTTATTTCATATAGTTTAATCGGATCACCATCATTAATTTTGACTTTAAATAATATTAATGAAATTGGGCCATCAAAATCTATCGTTAAATCATACATAGTTTTTTCAAATTCTAAAATATATGTATTTTCGGTACTGGGGATAGTAATTGTCCCGCTTTTTGCTTGGTTGAACAACAAATTAATCACCTGCCTTTTTTGGTTTAGAAGGTATTTTTGATTTCTTCTTTTCATGTTCAGATTCTATAGTTCCCTGTATAATTTCTTCGTCAACCGTCACATTAAAATCAAAAGGGGTCTGCACTAAGGCAAACCCCATATTAATCAATTTGTCACGCATTGAGGAAGAATCAACAATTTTAACTTACATTTTCTTTCTGTAATTTAAACATTTGATAATCCTCTCAGCTTAATTAAGCAAGTGCTTCTTTGATGTTTACATAGATACCATCGACCTTATTATCAGGGATAAATAAATCATGATATTTTCTGTAATCAATCTTCCAAGCATTGGCAGTTTGATTGGTCATAGGATCAAATATTCTAGGAATATCAGTTTTTGATACAGCTATAGCAGTATTTCTAGCAGTAATGATCCAGTTAATGGATTTTGCTACATCACCAGAACCAGCTCCACCAGCAAGAGATTTAACAGTTGACGCACTCTGTACAGTATTCGCACTAACAGCAGTAGCAGTAATCAAAGCCGCACCATCACCAGTAAAGGTTAAAGCTGCAATGTCACTAGCCTTTACAGATAGAGCAACAGAACTACTATTAGTTCCTAATGTGATAGTAAGATTGCCAGTAGCATCAACTACACCAGCAGTTGTTGCACTTACCCCAGTTCCTTGAACAATTGTAACTGTATAAGCATTACCTGCTGTACCAACAGAAGCTGCTTCATATTTAACATCAGCTATAGTAACACTTGCTTTTGCAACTGGCTGAAAACCACCTGATGTTTGTCCAGCAGTTGTACCATCAAAGAATGCATAACCAGTTTTCATCCGTGCTGAAGGCACACGAACAATAGGAATTCCATCAAGAGCCAAAGTTTTAATGCTCATTTCGCCCTTTCGGAAATCGATGACATCAAGTCTCTTAGTGATCTTATCGGACAAGTCCAAAATTGGACTTATTGCCATATTCATTGAGATAACAAGAGGAGTGCCTTCGCCTACAATGTCATAAACTTTATAAACATCGGCAAGTAACTTATCCAAAATATCAGCAGTAACAGCAGTATATCCACCCACTGCCTTACTACTTGCAATGGCTTTAGTAGCTATTTTAGAGTAGCGATAAGCGTCAACTTCAGGAATAACTTTAGTCCTCTGGAACTCGCCTAATATTGATCCAGCATTAGCAACAAAATTAGTTTCATCAACATCCATAGCATCTAAGCTAAAAGTTCTACCCCTATCCTGAGTCAATTGATGGGTTTCAAAGGACAGAGATACAGAACCTTTATTAAAACCATTTTCTCTGTCATAATCAGCCAAGCCATCCATGACAACTTTGGGGATCTTAACTTCATTACCACCATTATATTTAACCATGTCGGAATTCAATTCCATCCAACCGCTAGTAGCACCAGCTACCATTTGAGTATCAAGTTCAGTCTGAAATACCTTTGCATATTCGATTACGTTTGCCATATAAATTCACCATTCCTTTTCTAATTTAAATTTGACTAATATCCACCGTTTAGGCTTTTTCTTACTTGTTCAGCAAGTAAATCTTTTTCGTCTGACTTACCGCCAGCAGGAGGTTTATAACCACCTTTTAATCTCTCTTCCACTGCTGTTGCAATATGATTGTTTAAAACTTCTTCAAGTTTAGTAAGGTTTGTAGTCGTAATTTCTTCATTGTCACCAAGAAAGAAGTCAATAATATCTACAGGTAATTTCTTATTGTTCGCATGTGTAAGAGCATGGTTTTTTACAACTTGCCTTCTCTCGTCAGTTTCCTTTTTATTAAGTCTTTCAGTTAATTCCCGAATTTGCTTTTGTTCCGGCGTTTCTTGTGGATTGCGTTTAGAAACTTCTTCATTAATCAGCTTTTCGAGATTATTTGTTTTCCAAGTTTCTAACCCCTTGGTAAAGTGGCTATCTACCTTTGGTTGGAGGATCTTTTTGCCTTCCTCAGTATCCAAGAAATTATTTACCCTATCAGGTGTTACAAAACCCCCAATATAGCCTTGAACCTCTTCATTCTGAATATTTTGCTCGATATAAGTTTTAACCTCATTAAAATCCATCTATATAACTCCTTCCGGCCTTATAGTTCTGGCCTATAAGTCCATAAAATATAAAAAACAGGCTATTTAGCCCATTTATTACGCTTTCTATAATTGTCATTTTTGTTCTGGTACTGCTTTTGCTCAAACTCACTGCATTTCAGTACGATTGAATTTTTCGCTTTATCGCATCTAAATCTTTTATTGCACTTATCGCATATATGACCAAATTGTTTTTTATTTTTCTCTTTAATAAAATCATCGATTTTATCAATATTAAACTGGTTTAATTTTCTTTTCTTGTCTTTTTGTCTTTGAGTCTCTTCCGCTTTCAATCACTCAATCCCCTTCTCCTTTGCCCATTCCTCATAGGTTTGGTAAGGAATAATTTCTTTAGTGATATTATCCCTTTTGGTTCTTGGCTTCCAATCCGAAACAACGGGTATCCAGCAACTTCTACAATTTGGATGTGCTGGTATTCTCGGCTTTGAGGGATCATCCATGTCCCAATACTTGCCATCTCTGGATTTACAAATATCTGAGGTTTTATTATCAAGAGTTGCATCATACATAGCCTTTTTCACTAATTTGGAATCCTCATATAAAGTTATATTGGCATCCGATTGCACCCTGGCTGTTTCAGTACGGACTAATCTTTTCGATACATAGGCACTTTGACCGAATATATCCTTTATATCTTTGGTCATTTTTTCTATGCTTTTCCCTTGAATAACACCATTTTTAATAATCTTATTAAGTTTGCTAACTAACAATTTTTTATTTGTCCAAATACGATCCGAAAACCGTTCCCCTGCAAACTTCTGATTTACAACGGATTCGACAAAGGTATCAGATAGAACCTTAAAAGGTATCTCAGCCATAACACCAGTTTGAACAGTAAAAAAAGTCCTGTAATAGGACTCTGAAAAGGATTCTTTTAATATTTCTTTTGTTTTGGTTGATTCAATGATATTAAGATTTTTGGCTTGATCTAAAATGAAAGATTCAAGTTTTTTAAGCTCTTTTGTCCTTTGAGCTTGATTCATTGTTGCTATATCACCATATTGGGCATATAATTTGGCAATTTCTAAACGCACATCATCCAAAGTATTTTTAAATGCCTTAATAATGGGTTTCATATTGTTTTCAACTTGTTTATCTAGTAATTGTTTTAAACCTAATATTTCTTTTTGTAGATTATCCATTGTCATCAACCTTATCTAGATCAATGCTCATTTCTTCGTCCAGTTCCTTTTTAACCTGTTGCTCCTCCAGACTTACATTATCAATAAATGAGAACTGCGCTCTGGCGGTCTTCTTACTAATTAAGTTTTCAGGAACCTGACTCAATATTTGAGCCATCATTAAATCATCCTGGGGCAAGGAAGGAGTGAATTTTGGCTTAATCAATTTGTAATCAAGCTGCTGATTCTGCAATATATATAAATATTTAAACAGGAATCTAATCCTATCCTTAATCAAATTGTGCATTGCATTGGTATTTGACTTGCACTTATTTTCCAGTGCTAATTGCCTTGTTCTCATTGCCAGTGATGAGTTATTACTGGGAACTTGCTCGTTGTTATTGATATGGCAGGATAACTCATACATGTTTTGCTTGATTTCCTTTAAGGTATTCATCACAAAACTGTCATTAATCTGTTTTATCAACCATTCGATAGTAACCTTATCGCCCTTGCCTTTGAGAATACCCATTTTCTTCATGTTAGGTAAATCGGCTTCATCAAATTCAGCATTCAATATTTTTAAATAAGATTGCCTATACTGACTGATTTCATGGCTTAAATCACTGATATTTGTCTCATACGCATTCTGAAGCGTGTAGATATCCTCAAATAAAGTATCCTTCTCATCATCATCAACCAGGCAAACACCTACCGGAATTTCGCCAAAAATATGACTATCTTCATTAATTAAGGCATTATTTTTATAATGATAGATTCTGTTGCTACTATAAACGTCCATATATATTGAGTAGGTATCATCTAGAGGTTTCCTGAAAATATGAATGAATAGCTTTAATTCTTCATCCTCAAAGTAGGGATAACCCTCCAGTGGGGAAATAATACGAGAAGAAAACTGAGCATCTTTATCTATGTAATATAATTCAAAGCCTTTACCATAGAGTAAAGCCCTACGAAATAGCTTTTTATCATGGTCTTCCTTCCAGTGAGATAATTGATATTTAACAACTTCTTCAAGATTTTGTTCTAAATTTAGATTTATGTAAGTTATTGGATTAGCCAGGATATAGTCGGCTTCTTCTTTAATAAAACGCTTTAAATAGTTATTTTTTATCTTGCTTGTAGATGTAGTATCAATATCACTCTTTTCAATAACCACATCACTCTCATTTTGGTAGTATCTTTGCATTCTTTGGTAATATGGCAACTGGCAAAGGTAATCTTGATAGCATCTATCTGTTAAGTCTTTTAATTCTTTATCAACAGGCATAAATTCACCTCTTTAAAATAATTTGCTTCTGTCTAGGAATTCTAGTTTGTATATTTGGTTCACCTCGTCAATGAGCCTGTCAAATTCCGCTAACACATCTGGAGCATCATCATGCTTGGCAAACTCGTTATAATCTAAAATCTGATTAGCAAAATCTTTATCTTCCTCATTAAAAATAAAATAGCCGGAATCCACTTTTCCAGCTATTGAACAGATTTTATTATGCTTATTTTTCAATTGTCTTTGGGACTCAATCTCAATATTTCGCTTAGAAAGAATCTCATCTTCTTTGATCCGCTTTCTGATTTCTGCTTCATCAAGCCCCTGATATGTATTTTTTTCAATCCAAATATAAGATATTTCGGGATATTCATTAAGTAAATCAATTACCTTCTGTATATAATCATCAAATTTATGTTTCTCTATAGTGCCTTTACGGATATATCTAAAGCTATTGGCAAGTTTAGAACCTACGCATATAGCGGTATAGTCATTCCTTGCCCCTGTTTCAACCGCAGGATCGACAACCATAATGGTCTTTATATATTCTAATGATTCTATTTCTTCTTTTGATATAGTTTTGACTTGATGGAATATCTTCTCTCCTATCTTGCTTGCATCGTTCATAATTTCAGATTTAAAACCCCTTGGATCTGAATAGTACATTAAGGCTAAATCATAACAAGAGTATTTATCAGACCACAACACAGGAAATGTCATTTCCGTTTCATGTGTAAAATAAAAATCCTTTGCATCAATCTCAGCATAAGGATTTTTCGGATCATAATATATCTTTTTGAATTCAGCCCATAAAGGATAATTTATGAAGTAATCATCCACATCACTATATTCATCTGGAACCTGCATACCCCTTTTAAGAATATGGCAATAGGATTTATCCTTGAGAAGTGAAGAAATGAAATCATTATCCGCTAATACAGTGCCTAATATAATGAATTTAGAACCTGGTTTGATCTTTTTACCGTCACGAATTACGGCAGTATCACCGGCATAAAGAACATCCTTCTGGAATGTTTCTAACTTCTTTTGCTTAGCTTGCTCTGTAATACAATCATCCAAACCAGCAATATCATCAGCTATTATATATGATGGTCTTTTCCCTAAGTGCTTACGACCTCTAAGGGAAGAAGTTGAAGATAAACATTCAATCTTACAATTATTAGCTAAATGAAGCTCATTCTTATTGATTGTAAAACGCTTAGTATTAGTATTTATCAAATCTCCAAAACTCTTCTTTATGTATTCATTATTTTCAAATGCTGCTCGAACATCTGAAAGAAATTTAACTCCATCTGCTTCAGTTTTGCCCTGTACGATGGTGTAAAATGACTTTTGATATACTGCCAACCAGATAACTAATGCGAATGTTACTACTGTGCTCTTGGCATGACCTCTTGGTAAACATAAGACTAAACGATCAAATTCATCTAAGATAATCATATCTTCAAGGGTTTTCCATAGGTCATAATGGAAAGATGCTAAATTCCTTGCTTCATTATCAGATTTAACCCGAAAAATATCTTGAAGATAGTACTGACAGAAGAAAGGTATTGATCTTTGACCTAATGACCACGCTAGGCCATGGTCCCCCCACAGGTTATTTTTATTCTTAATCATCAATTCTTTGGCTTTTTCTAAACCATAGAAATTGGATAGATATTTCAAAAGAAGAATCCGATCTTCTTTATCGTTATCATTGTCATTGGTTTTGATTGTTGAGATATTTACTCACCACCTTTTATTGGCATAAAAACAAATAGAAAACATTAAAAAACACAGGTAAAAACCTGCGTTAAAATTCTGGATATATATTTGTAGGGATTGATACTTATCGTTGAATGTAGAGCGAAATATTACAGTAATTAGTAATAAAATTACCTATGTTTTTATGGGGATTAGCATCTTATACCTCGTTCTTAAATTTTGTGAAAAAAATTGTATGGATAACCACATCGACCCCCATACTTACCAGGATAGAAGGCCACCCCTTTAATGAAATCTAATCCCCTACAAATTCAGGTTAATATATACTTCATCTAAATCATCTTGAGTAATCCCCAAATATTTCTTAGTATTCGCAATGCTCGAATGGTTCAATGCTTCCATTATCAAGGCAAGACTAACACCACTCTTATAAGCCCAATAACCCCAAGTCTTACGCATTGTATGAGTTGATACAGCATCCTTAATACCAATCCAATCAGCAGCATTACTTAATATCTCATGTGCTTGTTGTCTCGATATTGGTTTACTATTGCCATCCTTATCAGGCTTCTTACTGGTTATCAAGTAATCATCGGGGGATAATTGATTTGATTTTATATAATCCCTTAATGCTTTCTCAAGGTTGGGGGATATGGCAAACCTTTTACCTTTATCAGTTTTCTTTTCTCTAATATCAATATGAGTATTAACCTTCTTACCATCCCATACATCGGATATCTTGAGCTTTAATATATCTGATATCCTTAAAGCACTGGATATACCGATCATAAACATTAAGTAATCTCTTGGGTTTCTATCCTTAAGATAGCTTTTCATTTTCTCAATATCTTTCTTATCTCTCAAAGGTTGAACAGTATTCATGCCATCCGCTCCTATATGTCATATTATATTGTATATTATATATTATGTCAGATTGCAAAGCAAGCTTTTAAGCATAAATACTTTAAGCCCCAATACTACTATGTTTATTATCTTACTTAATAACATTATGTCAGATTAATTAATCAATTGTAAATTAGTAATTTCACTATCTTCAATGCCATCTAAAGGATCAATATATTCATCTTTGGTACTATTATCAGCAACTTCAAGCCTGGATGTAGCTTTTCCATCCATCTTCTCTACCATGAATTGATTAGCAGCCAAACAAGTACGCCTGTCAGTGGTATCATTGCAGAGTTTGTCAATGTTTTCTAGGTATCTTTTATATCTACCTTTGATAAATGCCATTCCCTGGTCTTTTATTTCACGTCTACGGGAATCCAACTCAGCAATTATATTAGAATCATTCATCCAAACATAATAGGTAGCTCTTTTAATACCAATTTCATTCTGAATATCAGGTCTATCACAACCTAAAATGACCATCGTAACAAATCTTTCAATATTTTCAGGAGTCTTAAATCTATCTCCTTGTGCCATTTTTATCACCTCTATAATATTAGATAATCTATAACTAATTTGAATCATTCCAATAAAAAAGAGCCATTTCGGCTCAAATAATTGACTTCGGTATTACCCCTCACACAGGGAGACAGGGTATAGAAGAGACCTTACAAAGATCTGTAAAAGCTAAAAACCCTGCCGTTAATGACAAGGTTCTTAAATATGAATAATCTTTATATGATTTTTCTAATATTAGTTTATGCATAAATCTTTTTTCTGTCAATGCTATTTTTTGTTTTTAAGTCTTATTCTTTCATTAAACGCATCTAAGATTTCCTTAACTCTATCTTGCCCATCTATTACATTTATATTCTTTCGACCATTTGGTATACCTGGAATATTTTTTAATCTTCTGTAACTAATAAATCTAATTTGATTTAATGACACGTAACTTGTTTCTATATCATTGAGTTGAAGATCGTTATATGATAAAACTTTTCCTTTAGGCTTTTCACTTGTTAATGGCGCAATAAGATATTGGCTTCCAACTCTATCAGACAAAATTACACTAAAATGGTAATCTGATAGCTCTGTACAATATCCTTTACCATAATTTACATATACAATATCTCCGAAGTCCAGATTCTTGGGGTAGTTTTGTGGTGCATATTTATTCCTTTTTATAACTATTTTTTGAATATCATCTTTTAGAGCTTTTTTCTCTTGTAAAGACTTTATTACTTTAAAAAGTTCGTCATATATTTCATCGGCATGACTTTCTATTAGTTTAGTTATACACCAATTTGAGTACTTAATTGCAAAGTTTATGTCTTTATCTAGTAAAAAATTGTAAGTTGCATCTAAGTTATTTTTTACCTGTTTATATATTTCGCTTTTTTCTTGCGTCATTGTTTCTCCTCCGATCCATCCCTTACCATAATTAGACAGAAAGAAGGAAAATCCTGCAAAATATGAAAAATATAGACCTTTGTTAAGAAAATTTTATTAACGCTTATTTAAACGATCATAATACCCTTCATACCAGCGTCTGAATTCAGCTTTAAATGAGTTATACATCCGGTAGTTATAGTCATTCATCTTCTCATTAACCATAATCGCAATACGCTCATACTGCTCATCCAGTAGCACTTTAACCACATCCTCGGTTAATTGCCCTGTCTCTATAGTTTTAACCGACAGCTCCAAAGGAATAACACTCTCTGGTTCTTTCGTTATTACCGGCATTACAATCTCCTCAATATTAATATCATACTTATTAAAATCTTCAAAGCTTTCAGAATCAATCAAATCCCGGTTGAGAACTTTTTTTATATTCCTTTTTGATTTTGGTTTAATATCATCCTCTAAAGATTCCTTTATATCCGCATTTTTAACCAATTTTATTTACCTCTCATTCTTAAAATATTTTTAATCCAACCATTAAAAAAGGATATTGAGGTATCAGCAACATAACCAATACCTCAATACCATGGAATACTCACCATGGACTAGTTGCTTAAGCTTTTGTAAGGAGGGGCCAGATTGACTACTGGCGAGTAAGCAACAACTCATATTCATGCTAATGCCATCTCAAATATTACAAATCCCTTACAGACTATTAACCCAAACAGTTAATAAAAATCTAATAAGGGACTAATAACCGAATTATCTTGCAATAGGCCTTTCTCAAACCTACTCCAAGATAATAATTTTCAGCCATCTGCCAGGGCTATTAAAACTATAATAAAAAAAGGAGAATCATAGCAGCCTTATTTTTAAAGTCCCAGGTCTGCCGGGCAGACATATCTCATAGGCTGATAGGGACAACATTTCAATTAAAAGCCTTCCTAACCTTATCCAAATCCAACCCAAGTGTTTGTTTTAATGCTTCTTCCAAAGTTAAAGAATCATCTGGATTAACTTTTCCTTTGGTAAACTCGCACACGCCATAACCGCAACAATCAATACAGTCTAACCTATCATCTCCACAAGGCGTTAAATCATTATTCATATCATCTATACTTTTAATCCATTCATCAAAAATAACATCATACCAATCACTAACCGATACTTTTATGTATTCAAATATATCCATATATCTATCTTCGGGAACTCTCCGCAACAACCGGATTATCCCGTATTTTGTTTCCTTTTCATACCATTCAAATATTTGATGGTATTGAATAATTAAATCATTATCGTTAAATTCCGCTTCAACCATATAAGTATCATTTATATTACACACATAAGTTCTATTATTAGTTAAATCAATCTCCTGTGGTAAACACTCGTTTACACAACAACCTGTTAAGTAATCTCTCATTTTCAAATAATCTGATTCAAACCAACGATAATTAAAAACTTCATCCCATTTGCCATAATTAATAGTCATTTCCATAGTTAACGCCCTTCCCCTTAAAATCGTTCATCCTTCATGCTTTCGAGGTTTTCTAACCTCCAAACCAACTCTTTAGCCCATTCAATCAAATACTGAATTGAATATGTAGGATTAAAATCAAACATATCTTTACCCTTGATTCTCTCATGCAATGCCCTTGCTAGGTCTGTTGCTCTAACTTCTTCATATAACCATTTGGGAGTTACCCCTTTTGGCTGCTTGTTATTTTCCATAAATCCAATCCTCTAATCATCATTAAATTTTCGAATACCATTAAGCTTAATTTCTCTATACAAATAGGTTAAATTCATGAAATCTCTAAATGGAACAGTTTCCCGTGTGATTTTTATAGTATCATCCTCACGAACCCACCATTCAATAATTGCTTCTCCGGCACGTTGCCAGTAGTTCTCAACACTTATTATTCGAAACATTTTCTCTTGCATGATTAACCCCTTTCGATTTAATTTATGACAAAATAATAATCCCCTTATTTAGAGGATTAATAAAATTGTATTAACCTATTATGCCTACCGGAGGTCGCCTGCCAGCGGGCCGGTAGATTTTTGCAGTAGCAAAATCTCCCAACGTATTTTTTATTTATTTTATAGATCATTAATTGACTAATAATTTATCACGTTTATTTTTTATTTTATTCCCAATGCCTTGGTTTATGGGGTAAACCCCATCCCCCAGCATTTGAGAAGTAAAAGCAAAAAAGTAAATCCTGAAATTATTAGGTGTTTACTTAATGAGGTTACAAAATAATATAGAAGTTACAAAAAAGTTACAAACAAATGCAACCTTTCAAACCCTCTATTTCACTGGCTTTTAAGACCATTTTCACCTTCGGTTACAAAGTTACAAAAAATTTTCACTTCATAAAATATATACCCTATATTTTTTATTCACTCAAATAAAGTGTAACCATGTAACTTTGTAACTTATAGCTCGAAACCCCCGATATTAGTTGTTTCTAGCGGTTACATCCTTGTGTAACCTAGCAATAGCTTTGTAACCTTTTTTCTATCATATAGCTAAAGATAATGCATTTTTATTCTCGGATTCTTTATATACTAATTCATAGACTTCTTCCGTTTTACCATCTATTTTCTTTATATTTCTTTCCTGTGACAATCCAAACTTTCTTTTTATAATCTTTTTGAATTCAGTATTTGTTAATGGAATATCATTATTTCCGTTACAATATTTTTTGTATTTTTCATATACGGCATTAACCTTTAGATATATATCAGATTTTCCAATACCCAGATATATATCTGCGAATCTCTCAGCATGGTTACTTTCTGACCTATAGTTTATCAACATATCTTTTGATTCTTGAGAATATGTAAAGTCCCTTTGTTTTCCCAGTCTCTTTAATCCAGCTAACGCAAATTGAAGAATGGCACTCATTTCGCTATGTAATTTTCCCTCTTTAAGTTCTAAGTCAATTTCATCACCACGAAACTTTTTATTAAATGGAATAATTACAAATCTTCGCTGTAATGCATCGTCAAAGTTTTGGATTACAGGAAGATCATTCATAGCAAATACTAACTTGCAGAAGGGTTTAAAATTGAAGGTATCTTTATTTTTAAACTGAGCTTCGATGGGATCACCGCTAGAAATTGCTTTTAACCAATTGATTGCAGAGTCTTTAACTAGCTTAGAACATTCCTCTGTAGAAAAGTTTAATATCTTATCTTTTAAACCAGCCCTAAGAAATGATTTATCTAATAAAGACATTGGAATACTCGCATAATTTGCGTCAGTAACTAATGTTTTTAATGTATCAATCAAGACTGATTTTCCGCTGCCTCCCTCGCCATAAAGCAAGAATATTTTCTCATGCTTTGTATTAGTGGTTAGACAGTACCCAAACATTTCTTGAATTGTTTTAATATTCTCTGGATTTCCTTCAAATGTAGATGATAAGTATTTATCAAAATTAGGGCATTTTGAATCAATATCATATTTATAATTAAAATGAATAGTTGTAAAATCATCTATAAAATATTTTTCTTTATAAAAAATAGGATTTTCCCAATCAGATAAATCTAATGTACCATTATTTAAGACCAGCCTATTTCTATTTTTATTTATGTATTTTAATTCGGTATATTTCTTATGTTCAATATGTTCAATAATTTGTTTCGTATAGAACGGTTTTGATAACATTTTCATTTCGAATGTAATTAATTGGGCAATATAATGTTTTTCTACGTCCGTCCAGTATTTGCCATTAAATATGAAATGGCCTTGTTTTGGGACAGATATTATATTATAGAGTGATAATATTTCATTACTTGCTTTGTTAACATCAAAATTTTCTTCATCATCAAAGTATTTCTCTAATATTGGAGCTTTGATCAATTCTCCTATCATTTCTTCTTCATTTAATTGTTTTTTTGCCATCCTTACCCCTTTCTTTTCCGTTTTGGTCTTTGATAATTTATTAAGTAGTTAACCTTCGCAAATCATCTTTAAGTCCCGGAATATCCTTAAATATAAACACTGTTCTATCGGTATTTTCTTTGTTTGGTTTGATATCAACAATCTGATACCCCAACTTTAATAGACCCCTAGCTACCGAGGCGGCATATACGAGTTTAACTAATTCATTTGTCATTTTTAACCCTCTCTTTTTTGTTGTTGACAACTGCTAATTATTTTGATAAACTGGCGTTGTGCAAGATATGCTCATTTTTCAGAAAAATATAGTTTTTAAAGGGTACTACAATATGCGTACCCTTTTTTATTTGCTCTGCTGCTGTTTACTATTCAAAAATATTTCTATTGTATCAAGCTGTTCAGGATATAAATCTGACATATTACGCCTAAATTTTGATAAATTGGACTCATGAATATTGACCTTGTTGGCAATAAATTTTGCAGTCACACCTTCATCAGCAATGAACTTATTCAGTCTTTTTCTCACTTCCATCTGTCTCACCTTAATATTCTCCTTTCATAATTTTTATTATTATTTCAATATTTTCCTTTTCCTATATTAATATTTGCATAACCCCCTAAAAACTATTGATTATTCTAGTTTTTCAGGGGGTTATTTTGTTGCAAAATTTAGAGTTTCAAAAAATATTATTATATTATATCTATGATGCTACTGTCAACGATTTTTTCAAATATTTTTTAATGTCGTTGATGTTAGTGATTGTAAACGCCGGAATACCATCATCTTCTTCATTAGCCATAAAATTAATATCAATCAATAGGTTTGTATACCCTGTTGGGGATTGATAGTATTTACCTTCATATAACTCTGTTATAATCTTTTCATATTGCCTAAAATTAATATCTGCCAATTTAGCAATATGGGAAGGGGTCATTTTATTTTTTTTGCCTGGACAAATAAAGAATCTGGCATAATTATTTTTATGCAACCTATTCAAAACCAGCAATATAAACAATACGCTCTTATAATTCCATGGTATTTTAGCCTTACGAATATAGTCTATTTCCGATTGATACACATTGACTTTAATGTCGGTAACATCAATATTGTTTTTTTCGGTTCTAATAACCTTACCATCTTCATCCTTAATCTCCCGATCTATCCGAAGGTTAACCTTTACTAATTCATTGTTTTTAGTAATTTGCTTTATTTGCTTTTTTGCCTTTTTTGCTTTGAGTTCTATTACCTTAGTATCAAAATCCTTTTGCTCATAATATTCACCTTTTACCCTGGCTATCATCTCATCGGGAAAGCAATTCCAAAGAATAGCCTTATCAGTGTATTTCTTGTCCGTATAACAAATAATCAGTAGATAATCTAAAATCTTATCCACATCAGCATTAGCACGACATAAGGACAATAAGGAATTCCTAACATAATCATAAAAAATCCTATATTTATAATTACTATCATCGATATCCTGTGGCTTAGATTGATATATTCTATCTTGGGATAACTTACTATGCTGCTTGTTAAATCTGTTCATCATGGCTTTTACCGAATCATAAGTTTTTGAGTATTGATTAGCTTTTTCTTTTAATAACTTTTGCCATTGAAAATTATCATCATAATTAATTTCGGAAACCTTATCAATCTTTGCAAATTGTTCTTCCAGATACCAACAAATCAGGTTGACAGTGCACCCATTGTGGTTTAATTGTTTTATCTCCTGTAAGTCTTTAATTCTCCTGATACTATTCCTTCTTTTTTCACTTCTAAGCTCTTTGGGATACTTATACCGCATGAAATAAGGTAATTTATGTTTAGACAAAAATTTCTTAATTTCAGTGGGTGTTTGAGCTAATATACCTGTTTTGGCATAGTCAATAATTTGTGCGCCAATCACACTCATAATTTTTATGTAATTATCTCTTTGCTCTGTTTGAGGTAGTGACCATAGCGTAGTAATATCATTAACACACTGGCCTATACCACCTTTCATGCCATTACAATCTGTTTCAATGAGTTTCTCCATATCATTGATAGGATAGAGAGGTTTTGGTATATTTCTTTCTTCTTCAGATAACTCAAGAGGTATATGTAATATAGTATTGCTCTCTTGTGTATCTAAAGCACTTAAGATGGTCTGCTCCGTTATTCCGTAGATACAATCCCCGTCAAAATCTGCTGTTCCCATTCTTAATGCAATACTATCCCATATATTAACCACATACCCCTCATTGGTATAATCAAGGTATTTTGCATCTTCATGACTTGGTTTAACTACATTTGAAACCTTCCACTCTTTGGCAATATGGGGAAATCTACATAGAGCAATCCTATAAACCTTATCCGAGTAAAACTGGTTGTAAACTTCATTTTTTTGAAGTACCCCTGTTACAGGTAATCTAAGGGCATGTTGAGCCAATCCCACTAAATCGGGAATTAGTGTCTGATAGCTGCCATTTAAAAAAAGCATACCTTTACAACTACGTTTTTTAAAGCCTTCAAGATCATCTTTAATCTTAGATTGTATGTAAGTATCATTAAATAAATCTTTATTCTCTTTTAAAGCCTGATAAAAAGGTGGAATATAGCGTTCTTCTTGAATTAATTCACCTGTTTCAGGATTAACTCTATCTCTCAAACCCCTATATTTCAGGAATTCGTCTACATCATTTCTTATTTTGCGGTATGTTTCAATTGTTTTATAACATAGTTTTTTGACTTCTTCTTTATCAAACGATAGCGTCTGAAGTGGTTGGTAACTCAGTACAACCTTGTCAGTTAGATGTTTGGCATCTGAGTAGCCAGATATATTAAAAGTTCGCTCATAGTCATGCGTTTTGCTATTAAAGGCATTTAACCAAGTCTCATAACTTTTATATTGCTTGTGGAATTTGAATTGTGACTTCGTTAGCACGACATCAACTAATAGATTTCCTTCTGGATCAAATATATCCCAGGTTCTACCCCACAAATCAGTTATCTGGGCAACCCCTTTTTCTTGGGCATATTCTTTTAGGTCAAAAGTATATAGATTACCTTTACCACAAGGTATAAATCTAAACTGCCAACAAGCAGGGATAAGTTTTTTATTTTTTTCTTTATCGTCACTAAGTTTAATTTCTAAATCTTCACACCATATTTTTGTAAAATCCAATGACACAAGGCCAGCTCCGTCAAAAGGTACAATCTCAGTTTTACATTTTTGATCATTCTCTACTTCATATAGGCCTTTTGCTGTTTCTTTAACTAAGTCAAAGGTTTCTTCAATATCATGCTTATAATCGTCAATGATAACAATTCTAGGCATGGTTACAGGAATTGAATCAGTGCTGCATAAAGCATAGTAGCTTGAGAACTTGGCAAGGACATCATATTCTAAATCAGCAGTTAGACCGCATAGCAAAATATTATTCACCTTGTTAAATAATGATTCTTTAATCATAACCGCTTTAGAATTACGGATATTGCTAGAACTAGCCATAAGGCGTTTAAATTTATCACCATTAAAAGTCAGATATCCTTTTGACTCTTTATTTAATTGAGTATCATCACCAATATCTACGATGATGAGATCCCTTATGTACGGATAATTTAAGTTCTTGGACATTGGTTTTTTATTCTCAGGGTTTAAAAATTTGACTATCCTCAATACTTCCGATTCCTGCATCAGGGTTGTGTATTTCATTAATTGTTTTTCATCTATTGTTAAGGTGTTACCCTTAAATTCATTGATATTTATTTTTAGAATTTGGTTCATCTTTTGGTTCATTTCAGTCACTAATATATTATCCTCCTTATTTTCTATCTATTTAATTTGTTCCACTTGGCAGTAAGCAGCCCCGGCTCCTAATTCCCCTGGTTGTTAGAGCCACCCCATAATGTCCGGTGATAGACGGTGTATATTGTCCATAAACTGACGGGAGTTAAGGCCAAGCAACACCACCTAATTCACCACTTAATTTAATTTTGCCTTGATAGCAACGGTCATTATATCCAGCTAGATCCGGTCAGGGCAATTCAATCAGCTTAAAGACTCGTTACGCTGTCATTTTTCTTTTAGAATTCTTTTTTTTAGGAGCCAGCGAGGATATACAATCATCACCATATACTTCCATTAACTCTTTTTGCTTATCTTCTGGTAATTCCGATAACACTTCATAAACTTCAGTTTTCTTGAATTTTCCTGTATTAATGAAATCTATAAGACATCTATAAGCTGCCAATCTATTGTAATAACCTTTTTTCTCGCTTACATCCTTCATTATTTCATTGACAACCTCTTCTGGTGTTTTAGCTTTGTCTATACCTTGTCTATAATCTTGAAGCTCTCTTGTAAAATAAAAAAGATCATCCAATACCACTAATGGTGTAAGAACAGTTAAAACATCTTGGTCTATTGAGGATGAACCTACGTTTTTGTGTATAACAACCTGTATACAGTCCAGAACATCTAGCCACAGTAGTTCCCTCTTTTCTTCAAAAGATAATTCCTTAATGTTATCTAAGTATTCATAATTCTGATTTAAGATATCCTCAAACATATCGGTGTGTTTTTCTGTCAGGATATTATCATCTCCCATTATTTTTCCTACTTGTCTGTGTAGTGCTTCGTTGAAAAATCCTCTATATTTCGCAACCATTACATTTAATTCTTCAGTATTTAAAATTGCCATATTAATCAATCTATCCTCCAATTTTCTTTATTGTTAATTAATCTTTGATTATTGGATTAAGCAACCCAGTACTTAATCTAGGCTGCCTAACCTCCATATACTTATTTCACAAAAACACCTATAGACTTTAAGCTTTTTATTGCTTCTGTTAAATCAATTTCACCTTTACAGCCACAACCTGGTTCAGAACACGATGCAATTCCATCTTTATGATAAATATACACAGTATCCTTTTTACAACCAGAGCAGTATTGTTTGTTTTT